GGTCGGTGCAATATACGCCAATCTTGCATTTGGTATCTCACATGCAGTCATAATTAAATGATTGATTGCGAATACCGTCTTGCCAAACCGCCTATGACAGCAGATGACATTAAATCTTTTTAGTTCGTTATGAATCTTTTCCTGTAAAGGTCGAGGTTCATACGGTATGACTACTTCCATTAATCCTTTTTCTTACGCCATCCTATTTGAACGGTGATTGGTTTATCATCATCTCCAGATACAGTCTGATTAACAGATGATAGCTTTGAATGTACGAATGGTGCAGCTTCTTTAGCAGCCCACATCTTCTTTTCTACAGATACTTGCGGATTGTTCAAGAGATTAAGCATATATTTAAGTGGAGTAGTCTGTCCTTTGCCTAATGATGCAGCTAAGCGTTCTGCTTTTGTACCAATCTTAATTCCTTTAGGTCTACCTGCTCCAGTTCTTTTACCACCGTGTGCCATTATATTAATCCTGTAAAGTTTGCTAGTAACATTTGTCTTAAGTTAATAGGTTTGGTTTTTTGTTGTCCATATGCACTACCACCTGGCATTGCTGTTGGCATACTACCAGTAATCTGACCCATATTAGGTCTGTTCATAGGCATACTAGGTTTCATTTGTGGAAAATTGTACATAGATCCATCTGGTCTTATCTGTACATCACGAGTACCACCTGATGTTGCAGGTTGTTTAGACATTGCTGCTTCCATCTTAGTAGGAACTACAGTTCCATCAGGCATAATCATAGTATCTTTAGTACCACCAGAAGTTTTTGGCTGTTTCATTACATTAATACCAAATACTTCCATAATATCTTGGTTTGTTTTTACTTCCTTACCATGGAATTTAGATTCTGGTCCTACTACAATGTTGTTTTCCAACCTTACAGTAGCTCCATCTGTTGTTTGATATAAACTTGACATAATATTTCCTTAGTTAATTAACAATTCCAAGCTCGAAGGGATTTATTAATCCTTGAGTTGGGATCTCTTGCTGTCTTAGCAGAGGTTAGTTTCTTTTTCATACCTTTCATTCTAGCACAGAAGGAAGCTCGTCTTGGATTACCTACCTTTTTGCTAGGTGCTTTAAGATTTCGTTTCTTACCTGTCTTAGTTTTGCCTTTATTGTAAGATGCACGACCTTTAGCATTCAAACCCCCCTTGGGATTCTTGCCTTCTTTCCTGGTCCATGCTGGTGACTTAGCCATTATCTGTACTTCCTTACTTTCTTAGCAATATTCTTGGGTTGTTTAACGTGTTGCTTACCTTTTTTAGTACCTTTGCGCTTAGCTTTGGTAGTAGCTGCATATTCAGCAGAAGT